GTTGAGGAAATCAACATTGACTGGGAAGAAGATGGACTGAATGAACAGTTTAGAATCTCCAGTCCACAAGAAACAGCACAATGTGGCTGTGGAGAAAGTTTTACATTATGAAAATATCACAAGAGGGTATTGCCCTTATCAAGAAGTTCGAAGGTTGTGAACTAGAAGCATACAAGTGTGCTGCTGGTGTTTTAACAATCGGATACGGACACACTAAAGGCGTAACAGAGGGTATGCAAATTACCAAGGCACAGGCAGATGAAATGCTAGTAGAAGAACTAGCTACTTATGAGAGTTATGTGTCAGACGCAGTAGAGAATCAATTAGACCAATGCATGTTTGATGCATTAGTATCATGGACATATAACCTTGGACCAACCAACTTACTAAATTCAACTATGTTGAAAGTCCTCAATGCTGGAGAGTACGAAGAAGTACCTGCCCAGTTAAAAAGATGGAATAAAGCAAGTGGTAAAGTGTTGGAAGGGTTAGTTCGTAGACGAGAAGCAGAAGCTTTACTTTTTGAGGGTAAGAACTGGACTGATGTCTAAAAAGATTACCCTTACAGGCGAAGAAGTAGCAGTAGTTATGGCTCACGCCGCAGAGAGAGGTATGACTTTTGAAGAATATATACAAGAATTTGCACAGCAACTTCAAAAACAAAAAGAAAAACAGGAGAAATAATGGATATTTTATTATTAATGTTGTTAATTTGGGGATACAATGAACAACCCAAAGATGCAAAAGAAGAACAACCAGAGATAGTCCCAGTAGTAGAAGTAGAAGTACCTGATAATGCAGTAGATGTAGTAGCAGTTACTCAAACAGCAGCAGTGCTTACAGCAGTTGCTACAGCTATGACAAGTACAAGTACAACAAGTACAGAAACTAGTACTGAAACAACAAGTGCTACTTCGACAGCACAGGAAATTATTGATGAGTTGAATACAACGACTGAAACAACAACAGTCGTACCAACTACAAGTACTACAACTAGTAGTTCAACTTCTACATCATCAACAACATCAACATAAACAAATTACTAGTGCTACTCGTATGGGTAGCATTATGTTTTCATTATTATATTTACACACAGTATGTAACTGAGTTAGAAATAACAAGAAACATCGAGTTAGCAAACTGGCAAAAATTAAACCAGTTGGAGAGCAGAATAAATGGACAAGATAAAGAGATTCTTCGCCACCATCAAGAGGTGGTGGATATGGTTAAAGAGCAAGTTTGTACCCCTTTACAGGGTGACAGTCAGCTTTAATAATATTTGGGGAGACTCTGACGATCAGGTATTCTTAGTTAAAAAAATAATAACTCAAAAAGAAAAACATTTAAAGTTTAGAACTAACAGTGGAGAAGTAATACAATTCACTGGTGCAGAAGGACTTAATTACAAAATAGAGGAAATTTAATGAAATTAATAGCAAAAATATTTTTATTAATAGTATTAGGATCGTTGTTCTTACCTCAGGGAGCATCATGGTTTACAGACTTATTAGATACTTATAGTAATTCTATAGGACTATTTGTATTACTTGCTTTTATAGTAATCGCACTCAATAGAGAAGATTTACTAGGAGAAGGAAGTAAAGGAATTACAGGAGAGTATGTAAGCGATTCAGGCACAAAAAGAACTGCCAAGAAACTGAGAGAGGATCATATAGTATGAATCAAATGTTATTAGCTTTTTGTTTAGTTTTAGGTGGGGCTAGTTATTGGCTTTATACAGAGAACGAAACACTAAAAGCAAACAATGCAAAATTAGAAGGTGCAATAGCGACACAGGAAGAAGCAATGGCTACCATGCAAAAGGATTTTACTTTGCAAACAGAACAGCTACAAAGTATGACAGTAAGAAGTCAAGAAATTCAAAGAGAGTTAATGAGGTACAGTAATTTCATTAAAGAATATAAATTAACAGCAAAAATACTGGAAGATCCAGTAGAAATGGAAAGGAAAATAAACAATGGGACAAAACATGCATTTGAACACATTCAAAAAATCAGTACTACCGTTGACGATCTTGATGATGGTCTCCAGTTGCAGTCTACTAACAACTAGACCAATAGAAGTAACGGCAAAGCCTATGGAGAGGAAGATTGTTCAACCAATCATGCCTCGTGAGATAGAATTAACAACTCCACAATGGATAGTAGTTACACCAGATAACTGGGAAGATCAACTTGCTCGTATTGAAGAACAAGAGGGTGAGTTAGTATTCTTAGCAATGACTGTTCCAGATTATGAAGTTATGTCTTTGAACATGAAAGAACTACAAAGATATATTACAGAACTAAAAGATGTAGTAGTATATTATAGAAAAGTAACAACAGAGTCCTTGAATGTCAATCCACAATAAAGTATTTGGTATAGTTAAAGAACAAATAAATCAAGGGAATGTAAGTATGACTTCGGATTTAATTGATGAACACAATGCTGACAGTCTTGATATGGTTGAAATAATTATAAATGTAGAACAAGAGTTTGATGTACATATACCTGATGAAGTTGTAGAAACATTGAGGACAGTAGGAGATATAGTAGTTTATGTAGATCAAAACTTATCCCCCTACCACCCTATCAGAGATGAGGTGAATCATGTGGAATATAGTTAATAAATATCTTGCTTATAGAGAAGCAATGAAAGGTGCTAAATACTTTGAGAAGCACCCACACTTACAAGAAAGATTAGAATTAATCGAAGAATGGTGTGAAGAACTAGAGGACAGAATAGTAGAGATTGAGGAAAACCAAAATCATTATTCTGATAGAGTAGTTGCATTAGAAAAGATAGCACATCCAAAGTGTGGTATTGAAGAATTTGATGGCTATGATCCTTTAGTGCAAAGAATTAAAAAATTAGAGGAAAACAAATAAACACTCAAAGAACACTTAGTTCAAAAACTAGACGAGTATCTGCTTATCTCGTCAAAGATTATTTAGAAGAAGCAGAATATAAACCTATCCCAGTTCAACTGGATAAGATTAAGTGTGCAAACAATACTGACCAAGAGTTTCTTGCAGATGGAGTTGCACTTGTAGGATTACAAGATCCACTTCTATTGTTAATTTCTAATCATAAGGACTTAACAATGGACGGCGATCAGCCCTACATTGAAGAACCTTTCGTTTGCTACAAAGGGAATAAGTATCTCTCTGCAGCAAAAGAATTAGGTTATGATGCTATCGACTGTATTATCGCAGATGATGATATATGGGCGAAAGCAATAGAATACGCCTTGAAACAAGGCTGAGCCTCGTAAGAGGATTAGGAGAGAAGAATGTTAGGATTCTTACAATGGGTTATCGGATGGATTCAAGTTATACCATGGTTAGTCATGAGTGCTTCAATCATAGCTGCGTGTACAGATACACCAAAAGATGACAAGTTAGTCGGGAAAATGTATAAAGTTCTTGACTGGTTTGCAATCAATGTTGGTAAAGCTAAGCAAGACGCAAAGGATAGCTAATGGCAGACGAACGATTCGCAGGAGACATGAGTAGAAATGAGGTCGAAATTGATCTTAATAAATTCATGGAACTTGTACAAGAAAACTCAAACCTCAAAGCACAAATCGTAGAGATGGAAGCCAACAGAGAGCCAGACAACCCTTGGCAGCGTTGGATCTTTTTATCAAATATGATTGATGCTTGGAGAATATTCCCCCGTGCTTTCCTCAGCGTATACATTTTCCTATTGTACTATTGTACAATGTGGTTTATGGCACTAGAAGATCCTACTATGGAACAATCTGGTCTCATTAGTATCGTTGTAGGTGCAGGTGCCGCATGGTTTGGTCTTTATGCTGGAACAGCAAAGGATAAAATTAACGGTGGTGGAAAATAGTTCTTGACTTCATCTCATAATTTTAGTATAATATAAGTTATGAAAAAGTTCAAAGACATCAAAAAAATCAAGCCACAAAAAATTGAGAAGGTCTGTCCTTACTGTAAGACTACAGAAAATGCAGATGGTCTCTGTGGCATTTACAAGTGTTGGAAGTAATTTATGAATTTATTTTACTTAGACGAGGATCTCGACAAGGCAGCACAGTATCATGTTGACAAGCATATTGTTAAGATGCCACTGGAAGCTGCCCAGATTCTTTGTACAACAATTTATATCGACAAGTTTCTAGGGTATGTTCCTCGTGCGCTGAATGCAGACGAGCGAGAAGTTCTAAACAAACTCAAAGCAGAAATCAAGCATTTGCCACTTGAGGAGCGACCCTTCCCCTACCTTCCAATGATGTACAACCATCCCTGCACAATCTGGGCTAGGGAGTCATTGGACAATCACGAGTGGGTTCATTGTTATGCAAATGCATTGAATGATGAATACCACTATCGTTATGGCAAACTACACAAATCTGTAGAACAAGTAGTAAACAAACTACCTGAGCCAGTACATCTTGAAAGAGTAGGTTTTACTAAGTTTGGATTGGCAATGCCAGACGATCTTAAAGACTATGATAATCCGATACAAAGCTATCGTGATTATTACCACTTGGACAAGGCAACCTTTGCAGCTTGGTCTCACCGAGACAAACCACATTGGTGGAGTGAAGATTATGCCGATTACGAAAAAAGGATAACAGCACAGTGAAAGATAAATTTAACGAAGAAGTAGCATTGAATATGCTAAAAAATCATATCATAGGCACTTATCACTCACATTATGGTAGTGGTAAAATTCAAGCAACTGAATTCATCTTTGACGCAGGTCATGGAGAAAGTTTCTGTCTAGGAAACATTATAAAGTATGCTCAACGATATGGTAAAAAAGAGGGTAAGAACACTGATGATCTATTGAAAATTCTACATTATGCAGTAATGCTATTAGGAAAAGAGGTAGAGGATGGCAGTTAGAAAGAAAAGAGAAGAAAAACTCTCAGAAGCAAACATCAACAAAGTAATAGAATTACTCGCTGCAGAGAAACCTATTACTAAAAAAGAGGCGTGTGAGATACTACATATATCATACAATACAACTCGTCTCAACAAGATCATATTAGATCACAATGAAACATTAGAATTTCGTGCTAAAAGAAAAGCACAGAATAAAGGCAAGGGCGTTACAGAAGCAGAGAAGGTTTCCATAGTAAAACATTACTTAAATGGAGCAGTAGTATCTGACATTGCAAAAGCATTATATCGTTCCCCAGCTTTTATCAAAGCCGTTATTGAACGGATGGGAGTACCACAAAAACTTCCAGATACAGACTACAAAGGTATAAAAGAGGCAATGATTCCTGAACCCTGTGTAGCAGAAGAGTTTGAACCAAATGAGAGAGTTTGGTCAGCACAAGGCAACTGTATTGCAGTTGTAAAACGAGAAATAACAGAGTCCCATAACTTTGAAAGACATGGTAGCAAATGCTATCTATTATGGGAGATTGAAATGGCAGAGTGTGAATCGCCATACTTCGGATTAGTAAAAGACGCAGGGCACTTCGCCCCACGATTAGCATACAATATCGGAAGTTTAAAACACTTACAGGAATATTTATGACAACACTACAGATAATACTTTGTTTTTGGCTGGCAGGTTCTTTACTTGCTATGTGGAAAATATGGAAACCTTCATATTTAGTAATTAGTAAAATAGACGATACTAATATCTTAGTACAAAGACCAATTTTATCTACTATAGTAGTGTTTTTTATATTTACATTATTCTTACCATTTATGGTATTACCTCTATTAATTCCTAACAAACTAGAAGAGTTTGTATTTGGGTTTATAAAGGGAGCAAAGAGAATTAAATAATGGCATACAGTAAAGAAGTAGTTGACAGATTTGAGGGAGTATTGAATAGTCCTCAACAATTTTCAGTAGGAAGATTCGATCCTAAAGATCCAACAGTAGCAACTGGCATGACGGGTGCGCCTGCTTGTGGAGATGTTATGAAACTACAACTAAGAGTAGATCCTGGCAATCGTCGTATACTTGGTGTAAAGTTTAAAACTTATGGATGTGGCAGTGCAATTGCTTCATCCTCTATGTTTGTCGATATGCTACAAGGTATAACTCTTGACGAAGCATTAGAAATAAAAGATAAAGATATTGCAGAAGCTCTACAATTACCACCAATTAAATTACACTGTAGCGTATTAGCAGAAGAAACAATTCAAGCCGCAGTGAAAGACTGGGAGGAGA